AGGGGCTCGCCGTGTGTGCTGCGAATCCCGAACGGGCGGAGTGTCTTCTGCTGGAGGTGCCGCTGCGCAACGGCTGCGAGGGCCGGCACGGCATGGACGGCATCTTCTGCCATGGCTACGAGACGCCGGCTGGCTAAGTCCTTGCCTTCGACAGAGGGGCGTCGCGGTCAACTCGCGCGAACGTCCGAAAGAGAGCGACCCACCGGCGTCATGCGCATCGGTGGGTCGCGGGGTTCTGCTTACAGCTTGCCGCGGGTACGCAGATCGCGGCGGAGGCGATTGCGACGGCGACGCAGGCGGGCCAGTTTCATGGCGATGTCCTTGGTGAGGGTGGAAAGGATCGCGGATTGTCGCATGACGGGCGGGTTCGCGCTTGCAGCGCAGTTCTGGGCGCGTGTGGACCGGGGCGGGGCGCAGGCCATGGTGGGCGGGCCCACCCTATGCCGGTTCATGAGTTCCCAGCTCCCGCCTGCGTCGCTTGCTTCGGCTGAGCCCCACGGGAGTACACCTGGCGAGCCGCCAGGGGGTGCCTCAGGCCAGCCGCCAGGAAGTGCCTCAGGCGAGCCCCTCTCCCCTCGTGGGAGAGGGGTTGGGGAGAGGGGGGCAGGGTGTGAGCCACGCTTCGCCAGCTGTCCCTGAGCTTGATAAATACCAGGGGAGAAGCTCGATAAATCCGGAATCAAGCGGAATCGATCGAGCCGAAGTGAAACGGGGTCGGAAACAAAGTTGCAGCTCCCGCAATTCTAGCCGGGGCCGGTCGCGGCCTCGGCGAGGGCCTCGCTCAGACGCTCCTGCAGCCAGGTGGAGTCGTCCGCCGAGATGCCCAGGAACGGTCTCGCCGGGATGTCGCCCCACGGCGCGCGGCCCCCGGAGAAGCTCCTGGCCGCAGCGCCGAACTGCTGCACCCGGGCGTAGATCATGGGGCTTCCGATATCGACGAAACCAGCCCCCACCTGGTAGTTGATGGTGGTCTTGAGCGGGCCGGTCTCGCCGACCAGGGGCTTCTTGCCGCTGGCGCGCTCCGCACCCTGCTTGCTCAGCTTGCCGGTCTTGGCGCTGAAGCTGCTTCGGAACTTGCCCAGGAAGCGCTCCAGGGTGGTCTGCGTGTTTGACGCCCAGCGGCTGCCGTCCGGTGCCCGGCTCGTGTCGAAGCGCTGCTTGGTAGTTTCCGCCAGGCCTTCGCCGATCTCTTGCAGCAGCGGCTTGGTGTTGGTGCCGAGCGTGCCGAGGCGGTCGAGCATGGCTCGAACCTGTCGGTCATCGACCTCGACGACAACTGCGTTGCGCTGGGTCATGAGCTATCCTTGGATCTCGCCGTGGCACATACCGTCTGGCTCATACCCAGAAGCGTTTCGGACGTTAGGGATAAGGTCACGGCTTCATCACCCGGATGTAGAGCGTTTCAAGGGCCAACATCCGGCGCTGCCTGCGCAGCTCGAATACCGCTACAAACTCCTCGCTTCCTACCCTCTTGCGATAGCGGACCAGCGGCTGTCCTGACGTCGCGGAGCGGCCAGCGTCCTCGATCGCATCCGGTGCGTTCAACACCGCCGGCACGCGGCCGTAGTCCGCAGGCACCACCGCACGCTGCCCGCGGCGGGCCTCAAGCGTCTGGTTCCCGTGGTGCTCTCGCACGTGCAGCGGGCCAAACCGATCAAGCGCGAAGTCAAATCGGGTGACGTCGACGGATTTGAGCGCTTGGACGGTCGCGGATTGCGCCGAAGTCAGCAGGCCCAGCGTGAGGTACTCGTCCCGCGGCAGCGCTTTCAGCACTCCCTGCGCATAGATCCGGGCCGCCTCGGCGACGCTCGGCAGCCTGCGGTAGGCCTCGGCCAGGCGATCGCGCACCGCCTCGGGGACGTCCTGCATGTAGGCCTTGGCCAGCGTGTATTCCCACTGCTGAGTCTTCGCTGCCATCGCCTCGACGATGTCGGAGACCGTATCGCCGGGTCTGTAATCCCAGCCCTCGTCGATGCCCTTCGGCGCACCGGTTGCCGGGTCGCGCGAATCCCAGCCGTCCGGCAGCGTCTTGCTCGGATCACCACCCAGCCGGCGGGCATCCTCGGGCCGGCGTAGGCCCACCACGCGGCAGGAGCAGCCCCAGCCGTTGGGCGGGGTGTGGCTCTGCCAGAACGGATGATCGGCCGGCAGCACGAGGCCATCCCACGCAAGGTGCTGAGGGCGCGGATCTGCGGAGCCACCGTGCTTGTAGAGCAGGAACGGAAAGCCGCCCTCGCGCAGCTGCGCGCTGCGGCCGGCTGCATAGCTGGTCCGGAGGTTGGTGCCGTAGATGGTGCGCGTGCGCTGGTTGAACTCGCCACTGGGCTCCCAGCCGGTCTGGCGCACCAGCTGTCGGAAGTCGCGCCGGAAGTCCTCAATGCTCGTGCCCTGCACGATCGCGCGGTCGATTGACGCCGCCAGACCCGCCAGCAAATCCGCGTTCTGCGCGCCCGCGACCATGAACGCGCGGTCATGCTGCTGGCGCATCACGTCGCGCCATGTTGCAGTCGGCACCAGGTTGCCGAGCTTGCCGCGAAAGAAGGCAACCTGCTGTGCGAAGGGGCGCCGCAGCACGCCCTGGATGGCTCGATCAGCCACGCACCGACTCCTCGCTCAGCTCGTAGCGTCCGGCCAGCTCCGCGGCCGCGAAGGCCATCGCCATCACCTCACCGAGCTGGTCCTTCGACAGCTCGCCGTAGGCCTCCCGCAGCTGTGCGCGCAGGTCTTCCAGCGATTCGGCGCGCTGCACGATGGCCTCGACCTGGTCGAGTACGGCTTCCCAGGCCGGCGCGCCCTCGCGCGCCAGAGTGTCCGCCTGCAGTTCGGGCGTGTTGGCGTCAGGCTGCTCGCGGTTGATCGCGCGGTTGAAGGCCAGCGGCGCGGCTGCAGCTGGCGCGCGTAACAGCAGGGCCTTCGGGTCCGGATCGGGTAGCCCCAGCTTGTCGCGGATGACGCTCTGCTCCACTTCCAGCCCAAGCGGAACCAGCTTCTGCAACGCGTCGACCAGTGCCGCCACGTCCTCCGGCTGCGGCACCTGGACCACCAGCTTTGGATAGCGCCCAGGCCCGAAATTCAGGTCAACGAACGGCCGCACGAACTGCCGGTTGAGCGTGTTCTGCAGTGCGTTGGCATCGGCCTCCAGCAGGTCCATGCGGACCTCGTTGTGCACCTTCGCTTGAGCCATAGACCCGCCGTCGTCGGAGGTCATGGTCTGGCCCAGCACGCCCTTGCTGATCTGCTTGTCCCACCAGTTGGTCAGGCGCTCGAAGAAGTCGGCGGCGCCCGCCACGTTGGCAGCCTGCTCGAACTCGATCCGGGTGCTGTCAGGCAGGACGGCCGCGGCATCGCTGCCGAGGTTCGCGACTGCCGCCATGAGCTTGCTGATATCGGCCTTGCTGGCGCCCGGCCCATAGCGGCCCACGCGCATCGGCAGACCGAAGATATCGGCGAAGGCCATCCAGTCGCGCCAGCTCCAGGCCTTGCACATGTAGCCGGGCGCGGCGAGGCGCGCGAGGCCGCCGCGGATCGGCAGCCCGGCGCGAATGCGCGGCCGGTGCACCACGAACTTATAGGGCGCCAGCTGCAGCCCTTCGGCTGGCGCGGTTGCGTCGAGCAAGCGAAGTTCCTGACCGGTCTCACGGTCATAGCGGAACCACCTCGGGTCGCGGTGCTTCAGGCTCTTGGGGCGCCACTCGCGTCCGCTGGAATCCCACAGGATCTCGACCACGCTGTATGCCTTACCCAGCGCATCGGTCAGGTCGGAGACGGCTTCGCCGAACATCGGGTCATCCACCAGCTCGCGCACGGCATCCGCGATGCGCACGTCAGCCTTGTCGTCGCTGAGTGAGTCCACGCGAATCTTGAGGCTGCCCAGCGCCAGCTTGCGCGTGCCAAGCACCGAGGCGTAGTGCAGGTCTCGCTCTTCCATCTCCTCGGCCAGCGTCAGGTAGGCCGTGGCCTCGCCTTGCGCGGCGTCTTCGAGGATGCGCGCGAGCTTGCCCGGCGTGAGCCCTGTGGCTTCGCTGGGGTGCCAGACCTGCCGAATGCCGGTGAGGCCGCCTGCGGCGACCTCTTCCTTCAGCACGTCGTATTCGATGGGCTGGCCGTCCGGGCCGAGAATGCGTGACTTCATGGCTTACAGCCCCTTCTGCGCGCGCCAGTTGGCGCCAGTGCGGATCTGGTTGTCTTCTTCGAAGGTGTCGTCGGGCCGAACGCGGTGCGAGTCGATCACCTCCACGTCTTGCCGGCTCGCGTAGTGCATGAGCGCGATCGCGATGCCGGCGTCGCCGTGGCGCTGGCCACCGTCGCTGCCTTTGGCCTTGCCATCCGGCACGCGCGCGACGCCGCGCACCACCTTGATCGCGCGCAGGTCCGCGAGCACGTCCTTGTCGCGCGGCAGCTCGATCTGCGCGTCTTCGAAGGCCGACTTCATCGGCGGCATCTGCTCGCGGTACCAAGTCTCCGACAGCATCACCAGCTCGACGCGCTCGTAGCCGTAGGCCTGCGCCAGGAACTCGGCCAGCGCATGGCCGTTACCGCGCGCATCGAGCGCGGCCTTCCGGAAGCGCGGCAGCCGATCGAGGATGAACTTCGCCACCTGCTCCTGCTGTCGGTGCGGCATGTTGCGCAGCTCGACCAGGAACGGCACTCGGCGCGTCAGGCTCTGCAGGATCTGCGCGGGCACCATCACCGTCAGGTCACCGCTGCGGCCAAAGTCCTCAGCGAAGACGCTGTCGAGCTTCGGGTCGAGCTTCTTCAGGTGGGGCTCGACCTCGGCCTCCAGCCAGTCCTGCACGGCCTGCCAGCGGTCGTGGTCGGAGCGCTGCTCGAAGCCCTTCGGTGCGGTGAAGCGCAGCACCGGTGCCTCGAACATTCGCGCCTCGATCAGGCTGGTGGTCAACCACGCGCCCGAGCCCTGGCTCGGGATGACGTCGAGTTCCTCGTCCGCCGCGTCGCCGTAGAAGTCGTAGACGCCCTGCACCCAGGCCGCCTGCTCAGCCTCGTCATGGGGCTTGCGCAGCCGCAGGCACACGCGCTTGTAGAGCCCATCGTCGACCGCCTGTTTGAACTCGATGCGGTGCACGCTGCCGCGGCGCTTGCCCGCACGGATCTCCTGCACCAGCTCGTTGAACGGGTTCTGGTCACCGTCGTGGGTACTGATCACTCGCACGCGGCCGCCCCAGATCAGCAGCGCCAGTGCGGCCTTGAGCAGCTCGCCGAGCTGACCATGGAAGGCTGCCTCGTCGATCACCACCACACCCTGCTTGCCGCGCAGGTTCGCCGGGCGGCTGCTCAGCGCGACGATGCGGAAGCCGCTGGCGAAGCGGATGGTGTAGGTCTTGATGTGGCGCTCGTCGTCGCCTTCCTTGAAGACCTCCTCGCCTTCTTCCACCGCGCTTGCGGCCTGGTTGAAGACGCGCGCCCACATGGCGCAGGCCTCGATGTACTCGATGGCCATGTCCATGTTGTAGCCGATGTAGTAGACGTTCTGGCCGCCGGCCACGCGCGTGGAAGCCGCGGTGAGCACGTTGTCCGCGGCCTCAGCCCAGGTCAGGCCAATGCGGCGGCTCTTCTCGGCCACCTTCAGCTGGCTGGTGTCCTCGATCCAGCGCTGCTGGTAGGGCAGCAACACAGCCGGCGACGCCGCGTTATAAAGCGCGGCGTCCGATGCGGGCAGTTGGTTGGCTAGCGTCTGGCTCATTCGATGCCCAGCACCTGCTTGCGCAGGGTGTCGGCGAACTCCTGCGACAGGCCGCCGGCCTTGACCGTGCTCGACAGCCGCTCCTGCTGCTCGCGCAGCAGCCGCTTGCGTGCGGCCTCTTCGATCTGCTCACGCTCGGCCAGCGAGATGCGGCGGGTGTCGATGGCGTGCTTCGCGGCCTGTGCCAGCTTGCGCACCTCGTCGACCGTGATGTCGTCGTTCTCCTGCGCCCGCAGCGCCGCATTAGTGGCCAGGGTGGTGACCGCCTGCGCCAGCAGCGCACCGGCCTTCTCGCCCACGCCTTCGCCCAGCTCGCCGACCAGCGCACTGGCCGCGTGCTCGATTTCGCGCATGCGCGCGGTCATCTCACGAAAGCCGGCCTGGTAGCGGTACAGGCCGCTGCGGCTGACGTCAGCCTCCGGCCAGCGCGCGCGCACCTCGCCGACGATCTCGTCGAGCGTGTAGCGATCCTCGCGCAGCAGCGATTGGATGAACTCTCGCTGCTCAGGCGGCATGCGGTGGACCTTGGACTTGCGGCCGCTCATGGCTTACGCGCTCGGCCGCGCGACGCCGTCCACCACTGCCAAGCCGCGCGCGCACTCGGCGCCGCGCTCGGTCAGGGTGGCTACCAGCACCGGCCCGACGTCTTCGAGCTGCACCAGGCCCTGCTCTTCCAGCCAGCGCAGCTGGGTGCGCGTGTAGTCGCGTGTGATCGCGTGGCCGTAGTGGTCCATGGCAGCGGTCAGAACCGAGCTGTTTGCGCGGCGCGCGTTCTGCTCCCGCAGGATGCGCAGCAGCACGAGGCGGCGGTCCTCGGTGACGATATCGGCGAAGGTCTTGCTCATCGCTTGGCCCCAATCAGGAATTGCTCGATGCGGACGACGGCGTTGTGCGTGCTCATCGTTCGCTCGTTGAGTGCGGTGACTTGGCCGTTGACGCCGGCCACCTGCAGGCGAATGCCCTCCAGGTCGTGATGCGAGGGCATGTCCTGCACCGCCTTCTCCGCCAGCGCGACGCGCACGCTGAGCGCATTCACCTCGGCGGTGATCACCTCGATGTCGGCGGCGCACTCCTCAACCGAAGAGCGCAGCGCAGCGTCGCGCGTGTCACTGCGCGATCGGATGTAGACCCACAGGCTGACCGCCGCGGACGCCAGCACGGCCGCGATCTGAGCCACCTGCAGGGCGAGCCCAATCCACGACGGCATCAGCGCAGCCCCCGCTCGTAGTCATGCGCGCAGCTCGCGCAGCGGCTGGTGTACGGCAGCAGCTCCAGCCGCTTGGGCTCGATGGCGCCCTCGCAGTCCTCGCACGTGGTGCAAGGCGCACCTGCCACGGGCTGGCGTCGCTGATGCGCCTCCAGCGCCAGGCGCAGGTCCAGCTCCACGCGCTCGTTGGCGGCGTCGATCACGTCAGACACAGGTGCGTCTCTCCACGTTCTTGCCCTGCAGGGCGGTTTCCAGATCGGCAAGGCAAGCGCTGAAGGCGCTGTACTGGCCGTTGAAGCCCGCGCGGATCGCGGGCGTCATGCGCTCGCCGTCGACCGTGCCTCGCTTGAGGCGCGCTTCGAGCGTGTGCACGTAGCTGCGCAGGTGTTCGCGCAGCTGCAGCACCGGGTCACGGCTGCGGGCAGTGCTCGCTGTCGAGCCCTGCGGCTCGGAGGTCGGCGCAGTAGTTCGCCTGGACAGCTTGCTCATAGGTGTCGAGCCCCTCCGCCAGCGAGGCCTGTCGGCGTCGGCACTGGCGGTACTGGGTCGCGGCTCGCTTCCACGTCCGCAGCATGTCCGCCACGCTGGCGCCCTCCTGCAGCTCCGGCAGGGTCTCCGGGCAGGGCCTGCGCAGCTCGGCCGCTGGCGCCTCCGGCGGAGGGCTCGGCGGGATCGGTGCCGCGCGCCGCAGCGTTCCAGAGGCGCACCCCGTCAGCATCCAGGCGAACAGCATCCAGCTCAGGGCGCGAGGCCAGGTATTCGTCCAGCGCGGCGCCTTGTGCCGCGGCGATGCGGTCGATCTCATTGAGCGAATCCTCGTAACGTGTGCGCACCAGCTCCAGCGCCAAGGCCGAGCGGCGGAACCGGTCCTGTGCGGCGAGCGACTCGCGGCGGATGGTTTCGGCGTGCGCTGCGAGCGCCACGTTGTTGGCGCGGAGTTCGGGCAGCGCAGCCAGTGCGGCCTTGCCTCGTTCGAATTCCTGCCCGGCATAAAACCCGCCAGTCGCGCTGAGGAGTGCCAGCGCGACGGCGGCCACCAGCGCGTAGGGCAGCAGCTTGGCGCCGCCGACCTTTGCGAGCCCTGTGGTGGAAGTGATTACGGGCATGCGGGGGCACCTTCCCAGCCCGCGCGGATGTAGGCCGGCTCCAGCACCAGCAGAATTCGACGCACGTAGTCGCGGTTCTCGCGGATGGCCCAACCCGCGCGTCGCGAATGGGCCTCCACGTGACCGAACCAGCGAGCAGGATCGGCCCCCGAAGCCGACGCCAGCGTTCGGTCACGACGCACCCAGCCCAGGCCGCCGTTGTAGGCGGACAGGGTGTAGGCCCAGCGATCGCACTCGCTGGCCGCGGTCACCTGGTTGTAGAGCCAGCGGTTGTAGCAAGCGGCTGCGCGGATCGACTGCGACGGGTCCCAGGGGTCGAAGCCCCACAGCTCGGGGCAGACCTCCGGCAGCCACTTCGCGGTGGCGGGTGTGAACTGGGCGAGGCCTTGGGCGTAGGCGCTGGCCGCTGTCGGGCGCCACGCCGACTCCTGGTGGATCTGTGCCGCGTGACGCGCCGGACTCGCGTGCAGGCCGAAGTATTCAGCGGCAGCACGCTCCACCTGCAGGCGATAGCCCACGCTGGCGGATGGGATGCGAACCGCAGCCACGGCCGCGGCGTCGGCCGGCGGCAGCTGCTGTGCAGCTGCTCCCGCAGCTGACTCCGGGGCGGACATTGCACGTACACCACCCGCGGCCGCCATGAGAAAGGCCGCTAGCAGAAGCACGAGAAGGCGGTGTCCATTCATCAGGGCACCAGCGCGCCAGCGATGATCGCCGCGGCCACGATCAGACCCTTGCGCTTCCACGCCGTGCCCTGGGCGATGCCGTCGAGTTGCTCGGGCTGGGCGCGCTTGAAGATGCGGCTGTCGACCCAGTCGCCTGCGAAGGCGAATGCGGTGAGCTTGGCGATGCCGTAGAGCATCAGGCCCAGCTTCATGGGGTTCAGGAACAGCACCACCGCGAAGGTGGCGATCGCGACCAGCAGCACGGGCTGGCTGGTCAGCTTGTCGAACGCGCGCCGCGCGCGCGATGCAGTCTGCTGAGTGTTTTGCATGCCGCTCTCCGAAAGGGGGCGGCAGGCCCGACGCCCGCCGCCCCTAGACCCACGAGGACACCAGCACGCGGTGCGCTGGTGCAGTCAGAGTGCTTCGGCGGAGAACGATCGAGCGTTTCAGCAGGCTGAAAACGACTCAGGCCCGCACGTGGCGGGCCTGGTCGGATTGTTCTATGGCGCAACCCCGATGGAGGGCGCGCGCACTGTAGCAGCGGGTCAGTCCTGGAACAATCGCCCCTGCCGGCGCTTGAGCTGCCGGCGCTTCTCGCGGGCGATCACCTCGTACAGGTGGATCGAGGTCATGCCGAATTCGCGCGCCAGCTCGTCGTGGTTGGCCTGGCCCTTGTAGCGGGCATAGATGATGGCGTCGCGCACCGCCTGGCGCAGCGCATCACCGCGCGGCAGGTAGATGCTGCTGCCGCCGAGGTAGTCGGCGATAAGGATGGTGCGCGCCCCGGCGTCTGCCGAGGCGCTCTTCTCGTCCATGCTGCGGCGGGAGTAGCGCAGCTCGATGTCGAATAGCTCCTGCAGGCGCTGGGGCCAGCGGCTGGTCTCGGCCAGCGCTTCGCCGCCGCGCTCGATGAGGTCGAGCGGGTCGCAGGTCAACGCGTCGAACAGCTCGGGCTGCTCAGCCTTGGAGGTATTCATCGGCCTTCTCCTGTGTCCAGGTGCCCAGGTCCACCATCTGGCGCGCGAACGCGCGCCGCGCCGCAGCCTTGTCCTCGGGCTCCGCCTTCATCGGCGCACGATGGCGTCCGGCCTTGCGGTCTTCCTCGACCTTGCGTTCGGCCGCCGCGGCGGCCTCGTCCGCAAGCCCCCATACGACGGCGCGTAGGTAGTGGTGATTCGCCAGCGGCAGACCGCTGGGCGGGCTGGCCAGCATCTGCTCCATCCCTGCCGCCCAAAGCGCCTGGGGCGCCGCACGTCGCGCGCCGCTGCGCTCGTCGCGGCAGACCGTGCCAGGCTCGATCATCTCGACCAGCTCCTCGACCAGCTTCGTTGCCCGCGACAGGCGCAACGCTTGCCTCGCGGGCTTGAACAGCCGCAGGTAGCCCAGCACCGCGCGGCCGAGAGCAGGCTCCATAGCGGCGAAGCGCGCAGCGAAGCGCTTGGCCTCGTCCTCGACCAGGAACGCTTCGGCATCGCCTTGGCAGCCGCAGGCGGGGCATGTGAGGCGGACGCTCATGCGCGGCCAGTCTCCGCCTGAGGAAACTCGCTGGCGAGCGTTTCGCCGACTACCTTCAAGGCCTTTCGGTTGCGCTGCCAGCCCTTGACCTTGTTCAAGCCAAAGCGGAACTCCAGCTCGATGAGAGTCATGCCGACGCGCTGGCAGGTCCGCTCGATGCCGGCGAGCAGCTCGCGCTTCTCCTGCTCGACGTGCAGCGCCGCAATGATTGCGCGCAGCTGGTCCTCCTTCCGGCACCAGGCGACTCTCTGGATCCGGCTCTGCCGCATAGCGATCGCGTCCGCGTAGGACCAGGGCAGCTTCATGTCCGCGAGCAAGGCCTCGACCTTGGTGATCATCTCGGGCAGCTGGTCGAAGTTCGCGGGCTTGCCCTTCGTCTTCGGCGACAACTTCAGCGCACCGAGGCGCCTGAACTCTTTGAGTACCGCGGAAAGCTGCGATTGCGAAAGGTCCTTTGCACTGCGGTGGGGCTTGCCCTTCGTCGCGCTCACTCGCTCAAGCAGGTCCCGATAGGAAGGATCGTCGAGGTCGAGCACTCGCTTCGCAGCATGGATAGCGGCGATCGCCTTTCGCCTCCGTTCCATCTCACGTGCATGCATAGCGAACTCCTTGCGCCGGGTGCCCGCCCGTGCGCTTGGCCCACCGGCCGTCAGTCATACTGGCAAGGAGGCATTTATCCAGAGGCAACCGGGCGCGACGCCGTCCCCTACTAAAGGAACGCGAAATGGACCCTTTCTCCGTGTTGATTGGCTTGATCGCTATGGTGATCACGTACCTGACTTGGCGAACGGGCGAGGCGGTGCGACAGATCGCCAAGGAAGCACGCGAGGCAGAGATAGGTCGACAGCGATCCGA